CCGACGATGTACACCAACATCACTCGGTTTCTCGACAAGCAAGTTTTCGATGTGATCGAAGTTCCGTGCATCGCAGAGATCAGGCCGATGGGCGGATCGCACACCATCACCGAATCCATGAACTCCGGCTACGCGTGGATGGACAAGAACAAGCAGCCCAACAAACCGTGGATGGGTGGCGGGTACTCACTTGGCGCTTTGTGGATGGGTAACTACGTCGGCCAGAAGAAACTCTCGCTGTGCAAGGGCATTGCGCAACTGGCAGACCCCGGACGGCATCGCGCACAGTTCTTCGGCGGTACTCGCCGTCAGCCCGCGAACGTGTACGGCATCGCGGGTGAACGGTTCATCGGCGCGAACGGGCTCTACCCCGTGTGGTCGGCCACCGAGCCCAGCGATCCGATCAGCGAGTGCCCCGCAGACAACGGCCTGCGTCTGATCACTCCGTTCGTTGGTGGACTCCCCGCGCAGGCACGACCAGCGCGTGCAGGAGACTGGGGTTACACCATGCAGTGGGCCGGTTACTACACCGGAAATCGCCACACGAACTATGCGGTGGAGAAGATGCCCGGCGACACACGCACGTACACCCGCGCGGTGGCCGACGCGATCAACGAAGAGGGACGACGACTGGTGAAGGCAGGTTTGGTGTGACCACTCCTGATAACTACTTGCTGTTCCATGTCCGTGCGGATGTGGCCAGTGAGTGGGCGGATGCTAACCCTGTTTTGCCAATTAGTGAATTGGCTTATGACAGTACGAACAAGCGTCTGAAGATCGGAGATGGAGTCACTGCGTGGAACAGTCTCCCGTGGCTCACGGTTTCGCAGGCAACGATCGATGCACTGAATAGTGCGGTCGCGGCGAAGTACACCAAACCGTCGAGCGGCATCCCGGCAACCGATCTTGATACCGCAACCCAAGGCGTTGTCAGTGGGGCGTTGCTCAAGTCAGGGAATCTCTCGGGGCTTGCGAACACAGGGACGGCACGAACCAATCTCGGCCTTGGTGGTGCGGCGGTACTCAACGTAGGTACAGCGGCGGGAACTGTGGCTGCGGGGGACGATTCCCGACTTAGCAACACTCGTACGCCATCTGCCAACTCGGTGACCAAGGCGATGTTGACGGCGAATCTGATCCCATACGACTACAGCTTCCTCGCCGTGGGACCGGCCAACACCCGTGCGGTGGGTGCCGGAGACAATGCGCTCGGGGTTCGTGTTCCCCGTGCCGTCACGCTTCAGGCGGTGTTCTTCCGGTGCTCTACGGCGGATGCGTCCGGGAACCTGGTCGTGGAGCTACGCAAAAATGGCGCTCAGATCGCCGGTACGCCGACAACGATAGCGGCAGCATCACAGGTGGCCGGGGCAGGCGTAACGGGTCTCAGCGTGGCATTGGTGGCCGGGGACATCCTCACCGTGCAGATCACCGGAGTGGGTACGACGCCGGGTAAGGGTTTGGTCGCAGACATCACCGGAGCGTGGACCTGATGCCGATCATTGTGACGCCGGTTTTCTCGGGAGCAGCGGCAGCGTTTTCGTATGTCGCGGATTCTGTCACCGAGATGTCGTCGCGAGGTACTTCCCTTTCGCTGGCTTTACCTACTTACCAGGCCGGTGATCTTCTCGTTGCGTTCCTGGCGTCGAACGGGTACACAGTGTCCACGCCTACCGGATGGACTAAGAGGTACACACCTAGCAGCAATGGTATTCACATATACACAAAGGTGGCGGTAGCCGGAGAAGCAACCCCTGCTTTTGTCTACAGTGCTTCGGACATCCAGGTCGGCTGCATGGTGTCGATCCGTGGAGCTACGTACGTCAACTCGACCAGTGCATCAGACCTAGCGTTCCCGTCTTGCCCGAGTGTGAATAATGGATTGGCAATCGGATTCGCTTACGACTACCACTCTGGATCGACCGCACGTAACTACACAGGATCGGGATGGACCGAACTCAGGGATACGACGAGCGCAGTGAACGACGGCAACGGCTACTACAATCACTGGGGGCTTTACCGAAACCCAACGACCGGCACAACGAGTCCGGCATCAGGAACAATCACAGATAGCGGCGAGTCCCTTACGTACTTGCTAGGCGTCGCAACAGTAGGCCCTTCGTAAAAGGAGAAACCCAATGGTCGCCCAGAACAGAGAGTACGAAGAGAACAAGTACAACGGTTTGCTCAGCAAGGTTTGGTACGCGGCTTCTCCTGGTGGTTCCGGCATCACCAGTTGGCAGGGAGGTGGCAAGGTCGATCAGTTCAGCGTCATCCCGCTCGTACCTATCTCGTGACCTGCAATAATGACTCAGGAGCAGGCCAGCACGATACAGTAATCACGAACTCCAACCCGAAAGAGGTAACACAAAATGGGACCGACACTCGACTACAAGGCCGTCCCGGTCGGCGGGGTCGAAGACATGGACACCAAGACCGGCGTGGTCGAGGCGATTGTCTCCGTGACCGGCCTGAAGGACAACGTAAACGACATCATCCAGCCGGGTGCGTTTCAGAAGTCCCTCGCCAAGCGGACCCCCAAGGGAGTATGGCATCACAACATCCAGGAGTCGGTTGCCCGAACCACGGAAATCAAGGAGCTGCCTCCGGGCAATTCCCGACTTCCCGAAACACTTCCGAACGGTGATCCGTGGCCGAAGAACGCTGGCGCGCTCATTGTCAAGATGGAGTTCAACCTAGGTACGCAGCGTGGCCGCGACGCTTACGAGGACGTGAAATTCTTCGGCACCGATCAGGAATGGTCCATCGGTTACAACGTGCCGACCGGGGGTGCCACGCTTGATAAGAAGACTGGTACCCGCATGATCAACACACTGGACCTGTACGAGTACAGCCCAGTTCTGTTTGGTGCAATGCCAAATGCGCGCACGGTATCTGTGAAGTCTGCACAGGAGGCACACAAGGTTCTGCTGGGCCTCGACACCCCCGAAGGCTTGGAGATCAAGTCGCTGCTCGATGAGATCGTGGCCAACGAGACCAAGGCCGCGAAGAAGAAGGGCGAAGAGGATGACGACGAGTCGACCGATGACACCGACGAAACCGGGGACGAGACCGACGACGACACATCCGGGGAAGACGGCGAAGACGAAGTAGGCGACGACGAAGAGGTAGCCACCACCAAGAAGAAGCGTGACACCAAGGGAATAGTTCTGGATGCGCAGGGAGTCGATCTGCTCGACCAGGCCACCAAGTCCCTGACAGCTTTGCGTGACTTCGTAATCAACGGAGTGAAGGCAGACGCCGAGGGCGAAGAGGATTCCGGGAACGACGCGGAAGGCAAGGACGAAGAGTCCCTAGCGAGCTTGGTCGATGCCGCTGGTATCGACGCCGCAGATGCCGCCGATGAGTTCGACAGTGCTGTCGGTGATCAGGATGCGGACAAGATGGAATCGGCAGGTAACACCGTGCTCGATGCCGTCGAGGCTGCCAAGGAATCCGGCGATGCTGATACCGCTGCTCTGAAACGGATCACTTCGTACATCGCATCCGCTTTCCAGAATGTCGAAGCGGAAGAACCGACCGAAGAGAAGGACGAGTCCAAGTCCGACGACGGTTTGATCGACTACCTTTTGGGATGGGGTGAAAAGCGTCAGTTCACGAGCAAGGACCGCGACAAGGCAGCCGACAAGGGCCACGCGATGGACGATGGTTCATTCCCGATCGAGAACGAATCGGACCTGAAGAACGCGATCAAAGCGTGCGGTCGAGCCAAGGACAAGGACGCCGCGAAGAAGCACATCATCAAGCGCGCGAAGGCTCTGGGGTTGACCGATCTGCTCCCCGATGACTGGGAAGTGAAGGAATCGGACGAGGTCATTCGCCTGGACAAGAAGTCGCTGTTTGAGCAGTTCGGAATGGAGGTCGGATAGCCAGCACGCGAGCACCGCCGAGTACGAATCGGCTAAGGTATTCACCAAGGTCGTTTGCTCGGACTGGTGCTGACCATGAAGACACCCACCTGATTCACAAAGCTAGTTCACACTCACAAGGAATGGAGAACCCCATGACCAGCACCGAGACCGCTGATCGGGTCAAGGAACTCACCGCCGCGCTCGAAGCCAAGCAGGACTTCATCAGGGAGGGCCTGAGCAAGGGCGTACAGATCGACGGCAACAACGTCGAGATCAAGTCCGACGACTACGCCGCGCTTCAGGGCGCGATGGCCGAGGTCAAGCAGATCGAGGAAATCATCTCGATGGAGCGCCTGCCGGAGCACATCAAGGGCGTCATCAATCCGGACGAGGCCAAGTCGTTCGAGTCGTCCGCGATGGCAGCCGCCGCCCAGATGTTCGGGCAGCAGCAGGCCGATGAGATGAAGCAAGGCGGAACTCTCGGCGAGATGTTCATCAAGTCCGAAGACTTCCAGGAGTTCAAGAAGTCGGGTTCGGGCACCATGCGTCAGGCGTGGGAGATGGAAGCCAAGGACATGGCGTCGATGGGACTCGAAACCAAGGACGTCTACGGTTCGTCGCTCGGACCCAACTCGATCAACCCGCGTGGCTTCGGTTCGATCCAGTTCGATCCCGCCGTGCCGCGTGCACAGCGCACTGCCCGAGTTCGCAATCTGTTCCCGGTCGCCGCAACCTCCGCCAACCTCATCGATTACTTCCGCGTTCTCGGTTTCGCCGAGGGTGCCGATGGTCGTGGCAACGCGAAGACCGTGGCCGACCGCACCAAGGCGAACGGCGACCCGCTGACTCAGACCGGTTTCCGGTATTCGGGACAGTCCGGCACCGATGTGTTCGGCCTGAAGCCGAAGTCGAACCTGCGCTTCGAGTCGGCGCAGGCCCCGGTCCGCACCATCGCCCACTGGGAGGCAGCACACCGGAACGTCATCCAGGACGAGCCGCAGTTGCAGTCCACCATCAACAACGAGCTGCTGTACGGTCTCGCTCTCGCGGAGGACGACCAGATCCTCAACGGTGACGGTCAGAACGAGAACCTGCTCGGCATCCTGAACACGCCGGGTATCCAGACCTACACACAGAGCGCCGCCCCGACCACGGGTGCGAACGCGGGCAACACCGACCGCAAGTCGGATGCACTGCGTCGTGCGGCCACCCTCTCGGTGATCGCGAACTACCCCGGTACCGGCTTCGTCCTGCACCCCCACGACTGGGAGGATGTGGAACTTCAGAAAGCCGGTGGCGACGGGCAGTACATGCTCGTGACCAACGTCGCCGTGGGTGCCACCACTTCGGTGTGGCGTCAGCCGGTCGTGGAGACCCCGGCCATGCCCGAGGGTGACTTCCTGACGGGTGCCTTCGGCATCGGCGCTCAGCTCTACGACCGCATGGTCGCGTCCATCCGTATCGCCGAGCAGCACGCGGACTTCTTCGTCCGCAACGCCGTGGCGATTCTGGCGGAGGAGCGTCTGGCCCTCGCAGTCAAGCGTCCGGAGTCGTTCGTCCTGGGTCACTTCATCTGATCGGTGATTCACCAAAGCTGATCGACCAAACGAGAGGGGCCGGGTTCATGGGTTTGTTTGACTATGCACCCGGCCCTGATCGTTTAGTCGGCGAAGAGTGGATCGAGCACGGGTACCAGGCATCGCCAAGTTTTCTGGTCCCCGAAGAGTGCCCGATCTGCGGATCACCAGATGGAACTTGCACCGACGCTACTCATCGCTTCGGCATGGCGTTGCAGCAAGACGAACTCAACGGCATTCCCGGTCAGGTCTACCCGGTGTATCAAGCACCGCCCTCAGATGAACCAGACCCGATCCGTGGTTATGTGCCGGGGTCAAACCCCACCGCCGAGGCTTACGACATCCCTGAGGGCTCTCAGAGCGAATATGACCCGGATGCCAACTTGGTCCCGAGTGCTGACTCGAACCAGACCTTGTACGGCAACGATGAAGACCCCGAGTTCGCCTACAGCAATTCCCCGCTGAATCCTGATGACCCGAGCTACGTGCAGTTGGCCGGTACTGACTTCGATGAAGAAGATGGCTACATCACGCTCCCCTATCAGGATTAGGAAATGACGCAAGCGCCCCGAACAGGGTTTGAGACTCCTGTAGTCAAGCGGATGCCAGACGGCACCCGCGTTTTTCCTGATTCCACAAAGATTCGGGACATCAATCTGCCGGCTCGATTGCAGCCCGGTCAGGTAGTCACCCCCGCGCAGTTGGAAGAGGTCGCCGGTATCACGCCGGGGACCATTCAGCAGATGATCGACCAAGCACGTGCTGACGTGCTCGCTCAGGTGAATCAAATGCTTCAGAATCTCCCGACTCCGCAAACCGTCTACATCTTCAATCAGCCGGTGCCTACTGCTACTGCGGTTATCCATCACAATCTCGGGAGACGTGCGGTTGCCGTGACGGTCTATTCCGATGATTACCAAACGCAGTACGAGTTCTTCGAGGTACACCCACAAAGCGACAATTCCGTTGCTCTGTCATTTGACGATCCATTGACGTTCGTCGCCGTCGTTTCATAAAGGGAGAAAAGCATGACCGCTCGTAAGATGGCGTCGAATCTCGATGCCAATGGAAAGAAGATTCTCAACCTGCCCACTCCCGCAACTTCGGGAGAACCGGCAACCAAGTCCTACGCCGACGCCGTACAGGCATACGCGATCAGCCGTGCCAACCACACGGGGACTCAGCTCGCCAGCACGATCACCGACTTCGACACTCAGGTCCGCCTGAGTTCGGTCGCGCAGTTGGCATTGCCCGCAGCCGCACTGTCGATGAACAGCCAGAAGATCACCTCGCTGGCAACACCGACTGCGGGTACCGACGCCGCGACCAAGGCGTACGTGGACTCCGCGGTGGCTGGGTTGTCGTCCGGACAGATTCTGAAGGGCACAGTCGACGCACTCGTCAAGACGAACGTCAACACGTCTTCGCCGGGTGCCACGCTCGACGGTGTGACCGCAACGGCGGGGATGGTCTTCTGGTTGTCGGCCCAGACCACCTCTTCGCAGAACGGTCCGTGGGTGTGGAACGGTGCAGCCGCAGCCATGACCCGACCGTCCAACTTCTCCGACACCACGCCGAACGTGTACGTCGGTTCGTACTGGATTGTGAAGTCGGGAACCTCGGCAGACACGATCCTGCTGATGACCAACGACGCGTTCACTCTCGGTACCACCGCCGCGACGTACAAGACCATCGACGTTGCCGCTGCCGCAGCCGTACCGTTCGAGCAAGACCTTGGTGATGGTTCGGCCACCACGTTCACGATTACGCACAACCTCAACACCAAGGCTGTTGCGATTCATGTTTATCGAAACGCATCACCGTATGACGAGATCGATGTCTATGTGACGCGACCGTCGGTGAACACCGTGACCGTGGAACCGGACGAGACGTGGAGCGCTGCTCAGTTCCATGCCGTCGTCGCTAAGCTCTGACCACAACTGAATAAAGCATCTGCAACCACGAAAGGATTACGAAAATGGCAACACGACGCACGCGCACGAATCCTCCCCGTCAGCAGCCCGCAGCGGCGAAGAAGACCGAAGCCCCGG